ATAAATTTTTTTTCAGGATCTTTTTTATCTTTAGCGACATGAGGTCTAACTATAGCGTGCCCTGATTCACCCTTCTTAACCTTAGCACCTAACTTAACCCATTGAGAATATCCCGCAAACTCACAATCCTCAGTTGCCATCATAAGTAGCAGGACATTAGATCCGCTGTATTCTTTACCCGTTGAAGCATTAACGGGTAAACACCCTTTACTGGCAAAGGGCTTAGTCCAATGAGCGCCCTCAGTCTTCATTAAACTTATAAGGTTATCAGTGACAGCATTCATAAGCTGTTTATTACTTGGAGTCTTACTGTCTTTATCTGCTTTAAATTTCATAACTTATCCTTTTTTATATTTAATTAGTACGAGCGGTTATAATCGTAAACTATCTAATACTAATAAGCAATACTTATATCACTATTATTTTAATATAAAAGTACGGGCTTGAAGCACCTTTGCTCACACATTCATCTAATTGTTTAGAAGCTCTATCAACCGCACACAAAAGCCTATCAGACTATATTACTTAGCTTTGCAAACTAGCCTAATCGTCTATTAGGCATACTAGATATATAACCTATTGATTTATATGTATTTAATAACCAAGCCTAATCAGACCGACAGAAATTGCTATCAAATACCCTAAAATCTAGCTTTATTGGTTAAATTTTGCACAGATCAGGAAAAATCGGGGGGCGGGGGCGGGGGCGAGCGGCTTGTAACAATAACAGTAGCCACACCCACACAAAAAAAGTAAAATACAGTTTTTCATATTAAAAAAATGCTATGACAACTCACACAGAAGCCGTAGAAGAAGCAAAATTACCAAAGACAACAAGGGGTAGAGGTCGTCCTAAAGGCTCTCGTAACCCTCCTCCTAAGCCTTTAAGCAATAAAAAGGCGATGGAGAAGTTNAGGGAAAGAATCCTTAACTCTCCTAAAGCCAGTTCAGTCCTCACCAGTATTTTCGATGCAGCTTTAGATAAAGATGATCCTCATAGGGCTGTTGCTTGGAAACTGCTCATTGATAGATTTGCCCCATTACGGGATTTCGAGGGCGGTCAGGTGTCAGGTCGCTCTTCTGTCAACATTACTATTACGGGAGTGAATACTGAGGCTGATGATAATAGCAATGTGATAGAGGTAAATTGATATGGAAAAATTAAAAAGAATGCTTGAGCTACATGAGGGTAAGAAAGACTTCGGCTACATGATAGACGGCAAGCTCCATATTGGAATTGGAAGGAATATTGATGTTGATGGCGGTTTAGGTCTTTCAGATGAAGAGATAGGGATGCTGCTTGATAACGACATCGTAAGAACTATGCGCGAGCTTGCGAGTTCATTTGAATGGTATTCGCAATTAGATGAGGTTCGTCAGGATGCGCTAGTAATGATTGCTTTTAATTTAGGGCTTACGCGATTAAGAAAGTTTGTTCTCGCGCTTACGGCTTTAGAGCAGGGCAATTACGTAAAGGCAAAGATAGAGTTTTTAGACAGTTTGTGGAGTACACAAGTCGGTCAAAGAGCCGTCACCCTTGCGACGATGATTGAAACAGGAGAATACCCAGATGGCGAATAGTTTGTATGGAAATATTGCGGCTAAAAAGAAAAGGATTGCAGCACAGAAAGCGGCAGGTGTAACGCCTGAAAGAATGCGTAAAAAAAATACAAAAGGCGCACCAACTGATGCAGCGTTTCGACGAGCAGCGAAGACAGCGAGAAAATAATGGCTAGATCAGTGAATCACTACTTGCGGGACGGCACATTGCATTCTGGTGATATGCACAAGCATGACAACGGCGTGGTTATGTCAGGCGCAACAATGAATAAAAACAGCAAAAAGTTATTTCATTTTGGAGATTTAAGTAATAAATCCCAGAAAAAAGCGCGAACTCAATGGAATAAATAAGAGGAAATTATAATGCCTAAGAAAAAAAGAAAGCCTAAATCTAAGCCGTACTGATGTCAGGAATTATGTATGAGAACGAAAAGTCTTTGGCTAATGAGTCGGCTTTTCGTTCGCTTTACGAAAAGTATTATTGTAATACGTTAGAAAAAATGCCGATTCGGTATCAGATTGATTTCTCAGTTCTTGAAGGTAAAAGAGGCCCATTTAAACCCTTCAAGGTTTGTGGGTTTATAGAGTTCAAGCAAAGAAGTAACGCAAGACGAAAATATAAAACTGTCATAATTCCTTTGGGAAAGCTTCAAGCAAGCAAAAGATTGTATGAAGACACAGGCAAAGATACTTTGTTGTGGATTCAATGGACAGATACAAGCGGGTGGTGTCTTCTAAATACTGTCAATTTCGATTTGCGTTGGCAAGGGGTTAGCCGCCGTAATGATGATCGAGATAAAGAGCCAGTGATTCATATTCCGATCGGAGCATTTACACGATCTAAATGGGAACCGTCAAAATTTTGACGCATGAGGTTTTTATGGCACAAGATACAAGATTAAAAAAGTTAGGTTTAACGGGTTATAACAAGCCAAAAAGAACGCCAAATCACCCAACAAAAAGTCATGTTGTTCTTGCGAAAGACGGGGATCAAATAAAAACGATACGTTTTGGTCAGCAAGGCGTAAGCGGTTCACCGCCAAGAGCTAATGAATCTAAATCAGATGCCGCAAGAAGGCGCTCGTTTCAAGCCCGTCATAGCAAAAACATTGCAAGAGGTAGGATGTCTGCGGCGCATTGGGCGAACAAAGTAAAATGGACATCATAAATGACTGATCTTGCGATTAGCTTGTTAGATTGGCAGCAAGAAGTCTGGAATGATCCTGCGCGTTTTAAAGTTGTCGCTGCGGGAAGAAGAACAGGCAAATCAAGACTTGCTGCGTACTTGTTAATTGTTAACGGTCTAAAAGAAAAAGGAAATGTGTTTTATGTCGCGCCCACACAAGGACAAGCGCGTGACATTATGTGGAATTTGATGCTAGAGATAGGTGAACCCGTTATAAAAGCCTCTCACATCAACAATCAACAAATAACGCTTATAAACGGAACAGTTATCTCGCTCAAGGGATCGGATCGGGGCGAGACTATGCGCGGTGTGAGCCTCCAATATTTGTGTATTGACGAGCTAAGTGAAATGAAGCCTGAAGTGTGGGAGCTTATCTTGCGTCCCGCTTTGAGCGACAAAAAATCACCCGCACTTTTCATAGGCACTCCAACAGGACGCAACCATTTTTACGATATGTTTATTTACGGCAATGGGGATGATCCTGATTGGAAATCTTGGCACTTCACAAGCTACGATAATAAACTGATCGATAAAAATGAAATAGATTCAGCAAAAAGATCAATGTCTTCGTTTGCGTTTCGTCAAGAATTTATGGCTTCCTTTGAGGCGCGTGGTTCTGAGATGTTTAAAGAAGAGTGGGTAACCTATGACGAAGAGGAACCTAAAACGGGTGATTATTATATTGCGGTGGATTTGGCAGGTTTTAGTGAAGTTGGTAAATCAAAATCAAAAACAAGTAGATTAGATAATACCGCTATATCAATCGTAAAGGTTGGGGAGTATGGTTGGTGGGTCAAAGATATCATTCATGGCCGTTGGGATTTAAACGAAACGGCAATTAAAATCTTCAACGCAGTGCGCGACTATCAACCTATTTCTGTGGGCATTGAGAGAGGTATTGCAAAGCAAGCGGTCATCAGTCCGTTAACTGATTTAATGAGGCAATATAACAGATATTTTCGTGTTGAAGAGTTGACGCATGGAAACAAAAGTAAGGTAGATAGAGTAATGTGGGCGCTGCAAGGTCGTTTTGAAAACGGCGTTATAAAACTAAATAAAGGTAGTTGGAATGAAGCCTTCTGCGATGAGTTGTTCCAGTTCCCTGATTCCTTAACACACGACGATTTGATTGATAGTTTAAGTTACATAGATCAAGTCCAACAAGTCTCATATCATTATGAGTATGAAATTGATGAACACGAAGTATTAGATTCGGTGGCGGGATATTAATATGGATAATTTTTCAGAAAGCGAAACATATATAAGCGATACTTTAGATAGTTGGGTTATTGCAAAGTGTGAAAAGTGGAAAGAACACTATAAGTCTAATTATGAAAAGAAATTTGAAGAATACTATCGTCTTTGGCGGGGTCAATATACGGCAGCGGATAAGACAAGACAGAGCGAACGCTCAGAAATTATAAGCCCTGCTTTACAACAAGCCGTAGAGTCGTCTGTTGCTGAGATTGAAGAAGCTACTTTTGGCCGAGGTGCTTTTTTCACCATACGCGATGATATGAATGATCCTGAAAGGCAAGACATCGCTTATTTACAGAAAAAATTGAACGAAGATTTTAGAAAGCACAAGATTCGTCAGCAAGTCGGTGAATGTCTCATTAACTCTGCGGTTTTTGGTACAGGCATCGCTGAAGTTGTAATGGATGTAGAAAACGAGCTTTCTGTCGCAACACAGCCCCTTCCTAACGGTCAAATGCAGGGCGGTGTGAACGAAACTGAAAGAATGGTTGTTAAATTACGCCCTATATTGCCTCAAAACTTCTTAATAGATCCTATTGCAACGAGTGTTGAGGATTCGATTGGTGTTGCGATTGATGAATATGTCTCTCCGCACACAATAAAAATGCTGCAAGAGCAAGGCGTTTATAGAGATGTTGATATAGACGCAGTAACTTACGGAGATTCTGATTTAGATAGCGACCCTAATTTAGTTCAAGAGCCAGAAGATAAGGTTAGGCTGACTAAATATTACGGGCTAGTTCCAAAATACTTATTAGATGAAGAAGAGGGCGTATCTAGTATTTCTGAGGGTCTTGAAGAAGAAATTGAAGCTATTGTAGAAAACGAGCTTGATGAAGACGTTGAAGTTAGTGTTAAAGAAGATTATTACATCGAAGCCTGCGTCGTCATTGCTAATAAAAGCGTTATCTTAAAAGCGCAAACTAATCCTTATATGATGAATGATCGGCCTGTTATTGCGTTCTCTTGGGATGTAGTACCTAGTCGTTTCTGGGGTAGGGGCGTTTGTGAAAAGGGTTATATGAGCCAAAAAGCCCTAGATGCAGAGCTTAGAGCAAGAATTGATGCTCTTGCTTTGACTAATTCGCCAATGATGGCGATGGATGCCTCAAGAATGCCACGAGGCTCAAAGCCTGAAGTCAGGGCAGGTAAAATACTGTTAACTAATGGAGATCCACGCGAGGTTTTACATCCTTTTAACTTTGGTCAAGTTTCTCAGATTACTTTTGCTCAAGCAGAACAATTACAAAGGATGGTGCAACAGAGTACAGGCGCGGTTGATTCTGGCGGTGTTAGTGGTGCTATCAATGGCGAGGCAACAGCGGCAGGTATTAGTATGTCGTTGGGCGCTATTATTAAAAGACATAAGAGGACGTTGGTAAATTTCCAAGATTCGTTCTTAATTCCGTTTGTTAAAAGCGCAGCTTGTCGTTATATGCAATACGACCCAGAAAACTATCCTGTGAAGGATTATATCTACGAAGTNACCTCGACACTTGGGATTATTGCGAGAGAATATGAAGTCACGCAACTTGTGCAACTATTGCAGACAATGCCGCCCGATAGCCCTGTCTACCCAATTCTTGTTCAATCTATTGTGGATAATATGCAATTACAGAATAGAGATCAGCTAATAGCGACTATTCAACAGTCTATGCAGCCTGATCCGCAAGCACAGGAAGCCGCTCAAGTAACTCAACAAGTTGGCCTAGCTTTCCAACAAGGCCAAACTAACGCACTAAACGCGCAAGCTGCTGAATCTGCGGCTAGGGCTAAGAAGCTTGAAGTTGAGGCGCAAGCGATACCTGTTGATCTTGAAACAGATCGATTTAAGGCTGTTGCAACAACAATGAAGGCCGAGAGCGATATTGATAAAGATTTTGAGCGTCGAGCAAAAATGGCTGATACCGCATTAAAAGAGAAAAAGCTTGGTATCGAAGAACAGAAAGCTCGTTCGCGTAATTAAAATATTAACAGCATTTATTTAATCTAATATTTGGTAATATCAGACAATTATGTTAATTTATTAGGGAATATTAAGTGATAGACGACGATGAAAAATATATTCATGCAATGTACGAAATGATGCGTACTGATGGATGGAAAATTTTGCTCGAAGAGCTATCCATAAATAAAGAAAACATTAATAAAGTTGAGTACGTTTCAGCAAAAGATAATAGAAGTTGTTCTGACGATTTATGGTTCCGAAAGGGACAGTTAGACATTCTTTCTTTTCTGTACTCATTAGAGACACAAGTTGACAACCTAGCAAATGAAAAGAATATATGACTTTCAATGTCCTAACGGACGCACTTTTGAAAAATATATAGACTCAGAAATTAGTGAGGTTGATTGCGACATCTGCAAGCAAAAATCAACTCGTTTGATTTCTTGTCGTGGCCTTGTCCTAGATCCGATCAGTGGGGATTATCCTACTGCGACGATGAAGTGGGCAAAAATGCGACAAGAAAAAATAAAAGCAGAGCGAAAGGTAGCTAGCGCGTAAGTCTTTCGCACAAGGTAGCCGATAGGTCTTGATTTAACGCGGAGTTAATTAAATGGCAGCAAAGTTAGTCAACGAAGAATCTGAAGATAAACAGGAAGTCCTGACCCCGATTGAGGAAGCCGTTCCTGAAAGCGATAAGGTCGAGGAAAGCCAGTTTGCTAATAAGTCGAGAGAAGAAGTAGAGCGTATGCTTGCTGATGCACAAACAATGATAGGCAAGCAAGGACAACAGATAGGTGACGCTCGCATTCAGATTGAAGCTTATAAGAAAGCAGACAGTTTTATCAAAGGGCAACTTGGAGCAGACGAACAGGAGCAGCCAAAAGAAGAGTTAGATTATTTCGGTGACCCTGAGAACGCAATTCAGAAGTCTATTGAGAATAATCCTGTGTTAACGGAAATGCGTGACGCTTTGAAAGAGCAAACAAGGCAACAAAAAGCTCAACAAATCATAGCGCAACACCCTGATATGGTGGAGATCCTAAAGGATTCTAAATTCGTTGATTGGGTTTCTCAAGATACTGTAAGGATGAGGTTGTACGAGGAAGCAAATCAAGACTTGAATGTTGACAGCGCAAACTACATTTTTAGTGAATATAAGCGTGAGAACCAAGTAGATACTGCGGTACAAGCACAATCAAAACCAAATTTGGCTAAGTCTGTTAGAGCCGCATCAAGTGGCGCAGCAACAGGTAGCTCAGAGCCAGTTAGTAAAAAGCGATATAGGGCATCCGATATACGAAAACTCATAAAAGAAGACCCAGAAGCATATCAAAGCCGAGAAAAAGAAATTCTTGCCGCTTATGCAGAGGGTCGTGTTGTTCGTTAAT